GTTAAGATGATTTTGTCAATTCTTGGCATAAAGTAACTATAGGAAACTTCCATAAAATCTGCTGGAGCTCCGTATGGAACTGCTCCACCACCAATTGAAAAGCTTCCATCACTAAGTAGGATTTTAGTTGGTCTAAAATCAATTACATCAGTTAAACTATAAGATCTACCACTACTTTTAGAAAAATAAACTGGTATTTCTTCATAGTCTATTTCAGATGGATATGAATTTCTCACAAAAGCACCAGTTCCGGTATGTGTAAAATGATCAAATGTGATTGTAAATGTATTATCCGCAGACGGAGCCACCACACCAGTTTTCAATTTCAATGAACCCAGATCATAGAAAGTATCTCTTTGTCCATTATCAAGTTCATATCTATCAGTTATATCACCACTAGAGTCTCCTACAATTGATACTATTCTTATAATATCACTGTATCCTGTAATAGGTGGTGTATTTGAAGTATCAGCAGGATCAATCCCTTTTAAAATAGATTTAGCTCCGACTGTTTTCATTGCGGTAAGGTTATCGTTATCACCAGAATTTATAATAATTTGTTGATTAGAAGATTTGACCTTACCTCTAGTATTATTTAATGGTGCTTGAACTTTATATAAAACTATTAAATTAGTTACACCACTAATATCAACACCTTTTACTGTGATTTTTGCTGCCTTACTGGAAGTTATTTCAACATCTAGTGAATCATAACCCACACCAGTATCTTGATCTATTACTATGAAATTTTCATTAACTAGACTCTCAGGATAAGTTGGTCCACCTACATTTGTAGATAATAGAAGTTCATCAGTTGAATTGGTAAAAGAAATTTCAAAAGAACTATCAGGATTATTATATAAAATGCTACCTGAAGGTGTAGTTGATCTATTAGTAAAGTATGAAAGTCCAGTTACAGAATCTATAGATGACTTTGAAATATTGTATAATAACACTGCTCTCTCTTGTTGGGATACTGTAGTGATATTGCTAACTCTGGATTCAGTTGAAACAACAAATACATTATTGGTTCCTGATTCTTTTTTGAATGATGCAATATCTTTTGAAGAACCAGAAGTTAGTTGTAAATCAAAGAATGAAAGTTTATAACCTTTTGGGTCTTCATAACTCAATTGCTTTATTCTACAGGTTCCGATCTTACCTCCTGATTGGTTTATAACATCCAATTCAGAATTTGAGGTTAAATTTGGAACCGTTTCTCCAGATAGACTTCCTGGAAGTGTTACATAAACAAAGTTACCAACAAAAGTGCTAACATTCTCAGATGAGATTGATGCAGTGTCTCTACCTTTTTCTAAATCTAAAGTATTTGAGGATATTGTTTCAATCTCTCTTCCGTGAACATATGCCTTCCCAGGGTCTAGTGTTACTACAAGTAAACTAGGATCGGATGCATTTTCATCAATATCTAAAGCAAAGTTTCGAACAACAAAATTTCCATTAGCATCGTGAGTTCGTCTAGCCATCTCTTCACCCAAATATGCATATTGAGCATTTTTGACTTGATCAACTTTCTGACCATTCCGAACTCTAACAAATTCATAAAAATCTGCTGATGCATTGTTGGATATAATATTACCTAGAGAACTATCTAGGATTTGACTTTTTAGTGTTAAGGTAACTTTAAATCTATCAGCACCCGGAGCTGAAAAGTTTGATGATCCTTGTGCATTGTCATATAAAGATGAATCATCAGAAGCATTTACGATTGTCTCTAGAAGTTCAAGACCAACTCTATAAGTCGGTGTATTATTGTACTTTTCTAATATGATTGTTTGGGATAAAGCTTTATGAAAGAAACCTGCCATATAAAAGACACCTTCATTGACTGAAGCAATAGAGGATAATCCTTTTATAGTTTCGTTTGATTGAACAAATTGCGTAACACCTGGGGTAGCAGTTGTCACAGACCTTGTATTTTTTCCATCTTCTGGTTCAGTTGTCAAAACTTCACCACCACTTGCACTGACTTCATTTCCACCAGATAGATATATACCTATCAGTGTGTTTGGTTCTGATGTCGTGTTTACAGCAACTTTCCTAACTTGAAATTTTATAGAACTATCAACACTTGATAAAACTCTGCCTTCAAGTTCTGAGAGGTATGATGATATATCGGCACCGTTTTGTGTTTGGTGAAGTTTGATATGTCTTACGTTGACATCAACATTGAAAGAACCTTCCAATACAGGAGAACCATCTTTAAAGATGTGATTACTCAATCTTCCAATCTGCTCATTTATGATAGTTTGGAGTTGAGTTATCTCTCTAGCTTGTAGAGCAGTCCCCGGTTTGAAAAGAACTCTAAGAAAATTCTTATCAACTTCGAAATCATCGAAGTATGGTCTTGCATTGAAATTTGTTAATAATTTTCTAGTCATAGATAAACCTCTTACACATATATTATAATACTATTTATTATGCTAGAATTCAAGTATTATTTTTATATCCTCAATTTGACTCTGGTCTCTTACAATACCAGACCTCTGTTCAACAAACATCACATCACCAGAGTTTGACAATAGTTCAGGGACAGTAATACTACTTATGGACGTAGCAGATGCAGTTCCCGACGATGATATAGAATCTGTTGTATTAAAAGTTCCACTCACATTTATTATTCGAATTAATTTATTATTTCCATCAGTGAGAACATCAACAACAATTCCAGTTGCATTTGTTGACGATTGTGTTACAACTTCATCTGGAAGAAATGTATTTGTTATGGCAGAACTAGCAACAGTTAATACTTGTGTTTGTAAATATAAATCTGCTGTAGCATCAGCATTACCCGAAGCGGATACTTTAGGTTGTCTTATTAGACTTATCTGCCTATAGTCGTTTTGAGTTGTTAATACTTTTGTTGGGAATGCTGGTTCATCGTATTCTAATTTAGTATTAACCATTACGAAAAATCCACCAAGTTCTTCAACCGCATCTTTCCCATGACCACCTTGTGGTGGAATGATTACATCAAAAACTGCATCAGTTGTTGTTACATTAGATGCGTTTGTAAATGTTACAGATGCTTTAGTGTATCCCGAACCACCACTCAATACTTTTATTGAATCTATTTGATTGGCATTTGTTAACGTGTTTGCAGAACCCATAACGGCTATTGCTTTAGCACCTGATCCATCACCTGTAATATTTACTGTTGGTAGGATTTGGAATGGTTCTGAACCTGCAACAACACCTGAAGTAGCATCCCCACTTACAACTATTTCATCATTCCCACCTGAGTTTTGTGTAAAACTTGTTATTGTGAATGCTGTACCTTTTGATGGATAGTAAAGTGTTAAGTTGTTATAATAACTACTACCAACACCCAAAGTTCCATTTATTATTATTGATGTATCACTACCTTGTAGTGCGACTGTGCTAACTGTCCCAGTAGCTGAAACATAACCTGACCCTGCTCCATTGTTAGAAGAACCAATTCTTCTTGCTATCACATCAATTGCACCTGCAATGGCATTAGTTTGAACATTCCATTGAAGATTCGGTGATGCACAACTTGAACCAGAACCTGGATCAGATTCTAGTGTTTGGATTGGGATGAAGTTTTCAGTCATAAACCTGAATGCGTCACTTGGTGAAACTGTATACATATATTTCCAAATATATCCATCTGTTGGTTTAATTAGACTACTTCCATTACCTGTAGGTTTTATCGTAGACTCACCTTCATTGTTATTGAATAAGCATTTGTATACATTGAATTCATCAGTCAATACATAAAAAGGTTTTGGGGTGGAACTGTTTATTACATTTACTAATAATGTTGCATCGGTATCACTATACATAGTATATATTTTATTAGATTCCCAGTTGACCCTTGGAATTGAATGAACAACATCATTAGTTTTTATCTTTTTTGCTGCAATCATATTTCTCCAAACTTCATTTTCATTTTGGATATGATCTAAAGGTGTGGGTGGGTTGCTCTCACTTGTAGAACTACCTGCACCTGAATATGTGTCAGTTGCTGACCAAGGTGTTACTTTACCGATTGCAGTATAAATATTAGTTGGTACTGCTTCACTAAAACCTTCCACAAAAGATTTAGCATTATGTATTCTGAATTTATTTGTTAAAACACTAGACATTTTATCCTCACTAATATGTATTTAGACACTAATCAAAACACGTTTTATCATCTGTATATTCTCACCCTGAGTTACTGCCAATTGAGAACAGTTATTTACTACAAGAGATGTATCATTAGTTATACTGGATATTGTGAATTGCTGTCCATTGATAGATATCACATCACCTGAACTCAAAGATGTAAAAGTTGTCCCATATCCAGTTACAGTATGACTGTCAATTGGAATAGAAACCGTTCCTGTTACTTGACTCCATTTATAGAAATCATTATTATCCAAAGTTCCAGGTCTTAAATTTTTATATTTTATTTTAAATCTATGATTTTGGTGTGTATTTTCATTTGTTAAAAAATCACAAGCATATGATCCGTGAAATTGGACTTCAGGGATTATTGGATAGTTTATACCATTTATTAGATTAAATTGCTTTGAACTATTCTCACCACCATCAACAACTTTCTCTATTACTAGACTAGTTGAACTACTGGAACCATCCAAAATTAACAAACTGTATAGGAAGTCAAAATCTCGTATTACAGTTTCAGAATGCTTTCCTATATAATCCCAAAAATGCATTGAAATGTTGGATTTGATTTGTGATACAGACATTTTTACTTGTTTACTGGATATTGATTCTATTTTACCAAACATTTCCATACCAGCTGGATGAATCAATCTTTTCAATAAATCTTTATACTTACTAACTTCCAGTGATGTTTTTAAAACATATGAATATACTTGATAGTAGAATGAATCTTGTATGTATTTCACATCAGAAACAAAACTATTGTTATTTAAGAATCTACCACCGTCATCAAAAATAGAACCAAATGATAATTTTATATTATCGGTTCCACTAGAGTTCAAATCTAAATTTATACTGTATGGTTGAGTTAGAATATTGTCACTCCAAATACCACTAGAGTATGATAGGGATGTCCATATACTTTGGCCATTTCCTATTTTATATTTTGATTGATCATATGATGCAACACTTACAGTTCCTGTTTCATTTGATGTTGCACCTTCAATGATATCAGTTCCTGAAGAACTAAAAGTACCACTATACTCTCTTAGAACTAGTTTATTGGTTCCAGAATTCCAAGATACAACTTTACCAGTTCCGTCAAGACTTTGGTGACTTACTATTTCACCCACTGTAAAATTTCCACTTGGGTTTATGATATCTAAAGTTAGATAAGGTAATTCAACACCTATTTCAGTTTTCTTTAAGACTTTTGATGCATATATTCCAGAACCAGTCCAGTCTTCATCATATCCTTCAACTTTTGTTCTGATATATTTTATACCAGATTCTCTAATTTTTACACGTTTTATTGTTCCAACATCTTGAGATACAAACTGGAAGGTCTCGTTAGATATATCAGTTGTTCCTATTTTTGTTACGGTGGGTAATTTATTGTAACCTTTACCTGAAGTTATAACTTCTACTTCCTGTATAACCCCACCATTAACTTTAGAGATAACAACTTTTAGAGGTCTTCTAGGTCCAATATCAACAAGACAATCTGTATTATCAAAAGTAAATTCCTCACCAACACTATACCCAGTTCCACCACTAGTAACTATCATACCAGTTATTTGTCCACCGTGTATTTCACAGGTGTTTATCTGTATTAAAGAACCTCTATCTATATTTGGAATATCGGAGTATTGAACTATTTCACCACCTCGGTCAATGTAAAACTCACCTTCTTCTATAAAAGATTCTTCTACATCGTACACCTCAACATTAGAAGCTCCGTAATGAACAGTTCCAATAATCGTTGACGGATCACTTTCAAGAACAATATTCTCACCTTGCAAGAAATCTCCAGATAGACCTGTTTCGTTTAGTTCTATCTCAAATACATCATATTCACCTTTTCTTATTCCAATGATAGTTTCAACATATGCACTAACACCAGAAGTCTGACCTTTGATTTTTTGAGATTCTATACTTGGTGGAGTTAGTGAGTTTGGTTGTAAGAATATTATCTTGGTTCTTGAGAAAGTATTATCAGATGGTTTGAGGACCTCATCTTTAGGATAAGAGACTTCAACATTATCATTAAAGAATGACCTGAAGAAATATTTGAACGAATCAACTGTTCCCTTAGATTGATAAAATTCTCTAGAATGTTTTACTAGGAATTTTTTGAATTCTGGAACATCAATATCAGTGCTTTGAAGTTCACTAGGAAATGCTAATGGAAACCCCTCTAGATACTCTTTCATAAAGTGATCAACATAATCATCAAGAGTTCTGTCAATATCTTGTAAGTTCCAGAGATTTTTTGATGATAATGTAGCATTCTGAATATATGATACTACACTTATTGTTCCACTAGACCCTCCATCACCCTCAATGATTGTTATTGCTTCCCCTGAAGAGAAACCTCTTGTTTGAGGTGAGTTTGGGTCTTCGTTGTATTCTTTGATATAGAAAAGATAGTTTCCGTTATCAAGTAAGTATGAGTTGATAACTTCAGCATATACGTGCTTTACATCATCACTTCCGTTTATTTGTTTGGTTGCTTTTATTTTTGCAGATGTGAGGAGACTTATAACACCACCAGTAGAAACAGAAACTTCGAGTTTTGAAGTCTCCATCCACTCATAATATTTTTGAACGAACTGAACGAACTTTGGACCGTCCTCCTGTAAAAAATTAGGAAGTTGGTCCTCTATCAGTTGTGATATTTTATTATCTTGATATGACATATTAGAATTGGTTCTTTGTTAGAAATTGTTCCGATATATTATTCATATTAATATTTATAGCACTTTCATCTATGGTTAATATCTGATTTCTTAAAGGTGATAGATCATTGCTTCTAGGTTGTGCTTTCAATTTTATATAATCATCACCACTTGATATTGCTGTTGGTATAAATCCGTTTAGACTTATAGACCCTTTATTATAATCTATGGTTCCGATATTTGATACGATTTGTAACTCTGTATCACCTGCAAAGGTGAATATTGATATATTACCTTTAGAATCATCTTTCAAAAATGAATCAATATTCCCATCATATGTGAATTTATCACTCTCCAAAGTTCCAGCCAATATTTCATTATTGAATGTGCTGATGTATGATGATGAAACACCCAATGCCAAAACTAATCTATTTTGAAGTTTTATGGATGTTACATTTGATTTTACAGCATCCGAAGTTGTATCAATTTTTGTAGTCAACTGAGAATATCTAAAATATGAATCAAATTTACCAAGATTGTCCGTATTGAAAGTTGAAATGGAACTTATAATTTGATTTTTTACGTGTTCTTCACCTTGTGGAACTTCTCTTAAATTATATTTGACTTCAGTGTCTACTTCAACAAAAGTGAATACCGGTTCAACTATCTCAGCATCAATTGTGACCACATTATACTCTTTTACAATATCGTTTATGATATTCTTTTTCGCAGTTTCTGTAATAAAGAACCCAGTTTTAGGTTTGAGTGATATAAAAACTCTACCATAGTAAACTGGATCATTATCTTCTCCACCCCAAGTTTTGATACTATCAACATTCTGATATTTCTTTTGTATCAAGAATTTATAATCCAATGCTGTAACTGACCTGTTTTGCATCTCATAGAACTTGGGGGATGTGAATCTAATCTCTTCAATTGTTTCTTTATCTGCCCCACCAAAAGAGGATGTTGCTGTAGATGCTTTAGAGGTGTCAAATTGAGTATAACTTGAATCTGATGTGACTATGGTATCCCCGAAGGAAAATCCCTCAGAAATGTTATTACCGACTGCACCAGAGGTTGTTAGGTATTGAATCTTGATTGCAGCACCATCTGATAGTTTTTTACCGATTCTACCATTACCAAAATATATTTCATAGTTACCAGATTCATTTTCATTAACCCAGTATACATTATCTGTGCTACCAACTTCAACCACATTCTCAGCTGGGGTTGATACTGCGAATGTTGCAGTCTGGTCTTGAGGTGTTTGATTTACACTTACAACTAAAGAACTGATATCCACATTTGAGTTTGATATTATAAATCTCTGGTCTGGATTTGACTGAAAGTTGACTGTAAAGTTCTGTTCTACTGCAACACCTTGTTTGATTGTGAATGTTCCTTCGTATATCTTCCCACCACCACTATCAGTTTCCCCAGAATCAGATAATGTTTGACCTGTTAGGTTTTGAAAAATGTATGTTACACCATCTTTTGATGCAGAAAAGTTAGAATATGCAGGTAAAGCAACACTTGCAGGTTGTTTATCAATCACAGATTCAACAACTTTCAAAGTAACATCGATTTCAGCAGATTTTAGTGAACTTGGAACGTAACCTAATGCTTTTGCTCTTGAAACAACACTCTCTCTGAGAACTGCTGAATCCAAAAACATTTCATTCGCAACCATATTTTGATAAATTGCATTGTAATGTGTGTTTGCTGAAAGAATATCTAACAATATTTGCAGACCACTACCATCAAAATCATAATCTTGAAATTCTTCTTGACCTCTAAGAAAATCTTTTAAGTTTTCTTTTAAGATGTCAAAATCTAAATCTGTTACTTTAATATCACTCATAATACCCTCAATTACCTAACTCTAGAAATAAACAATTCTACTTCTAGTGGCTCCAAAGTATTTATCATAGAAAAAATTACTTTAACTATGTATCTGTTTTCATCTGGGATAGGTTGAACTAAAACATCTATCAAGTTTGCTCTTGGTTCTCTTTCAGTAACAACATCTATTATTTCTTTTCTTATTAAGTCTGCTCCATCTTCAGTAATCAAATCAAATATGATCTTTCTTATTTTTGTTCCTTTACCTTTCTGAAATGGCATCTCAAAAAAATCTGTCAGAACTAATGTCTTGATTGACTGTTTTACAGATATGTCGTCTTTTACTTTTATTATATCATTTGTTGCTGGGTTTTTCTCAAAAGACAATGATATGTCACTAAAATCTCTTTTTTCACTCATAGGTTTTACCTTTTCCGCAGGAAATATACTAAGTATTATATATAAATAAGTATAATATAAATATAATATATAATTATATAATAAATATATATATTAATAAGCGCTTAATATAATATTATTTATAATAGATATTAATGATAATACTTAGTATACTTTTTTTCAGCAAACATTTCAACACATTTTTTAAAAAACTATTGACTCATTGTCATTTATGTGTTATAAATATATGAACGAGGTGAAAAAATGACTAAACTACAAAGACAAATGCTTATATGGATACTGGGATTACTTGCCCTTTCTTTTTGTATGAAACACTTTGGTGCAATTGCAATATGGGGTCTTTCTATACTTTTTATTCTTTCTTTGGTTGATGCAAAGTTTGCTTCTAAGTTAGAAAATAAATACGAAAAAGTAAAAGACGAACTAGATAAATTTGAAGATAACTTAAAATGAGATATTCAATAAAAACTTTTGTAGAGAAAAATCACATTCAAGAAGCAATTGAGTTTCATATTGAAAATGAAGTTCCCTTCACAGAGAATGTTTTTCGTATGGGTTCAAAGGAATATTTTAATTTCTTTATTGAAGCAAGAAGAATGATGTTCAATGGAGAGATGCAAAATATATCTTCACTTGATAAAGACATCTTACAAGGAGACCTTGGAAAGTTCGGTTTGTATGAAGGTGAAGA